CAGGGCTCTACACTAGACAACTTTGCTGGAGGACTATAATATGACAGACCCATTTCAAAGGCCGGCTCGACCATGGGACCTATTCAATAAGAATCTTGGACGTGTAAACGACTCTGTATTTAGTGAGCGCCTAGAAATATGCAGGGCTTGTCCCTCATTTATAAAGGCCACAACTCAATGTAAGGAGTGCGGCTGCATTATGAACCTTAAAACAAAGCTACCTAATGCAGAATGCCCTCTTGGTAAGTGGGGACAAATTAAGGTAACGTATAAGGAAACTGAGGAAACAAATGGTTGAAAAAACTGTGTCAACACCTGTAGAAGTAACTAATGCTGTAGCTTTTGTTATTGATGACGAGGTTGTCGATATCATGCGTACAGATGCAAGAATGGCCGCCATTCTTTTGAGTGAGCCTGTAATTGTAGACATTACAGATGAGTATTTTGCTAATATGAGTTCTGTCACACATGGCATGAAGTACGACGCAAAAACCAACACCTTTTCAAATCCAGAGGAGTAACCAATGCGTGGGGAAAACCGACAGGGGCGTTTTGACGTACAGTTTGAGCGTTCGTCTTTTGTATCCGGCACCACTACGGAGCTGGTAAAGACTGTCGGCACAACTGTAGCCTGGTGGATCTTTGATCAAGCCAATACTGTTGTTGACCCTATCTACGATACCGGTGCTAGCACTGGTACTGGCCGTATGTGGAAGACCCCACTAATCATCCCTGTAGTTCAGGCGCACCTAGAGCAAGGCGTTACTGTCCAGGCAGACCGTGGTTTCTATAACACTGACCAGCTAATCTTGACTATCAATGTCGATGTTATTGAGGATAACCTAAACTTTTATGGGGCTAATATGAACAACATCCCCGAGCTAGCCAACGTAGAAATCAACCCAGATGACTATATACGTGATCGTATTGTGTTTCGTGACGAAGTTTTTACCCCTATCCGAGTCCTACCCCAAGGTATCATTGGGGATAAGTACACGCTTCTTCAGGTAACCTGTAACCAGGTAAACGCAGAAGAAATGGTGAACGACTCCCAGTTCCAGCACTATGCAGGCTACTCTGCGTTTGACCCTACGACCTACTAAGGAAGACCATGTCACTATCTCATGCAACAGTTGCACTCAATAGCTCAACAGCTGTTGATCTAACACCAGATAACGTAATTACAGATACAGTAACTGGTGAAAAAAATTACACTTGGCAGTCAGCCGCCGTATACATTGAAAATGTAGACACTGCCGCTACCGTATACATTGGTGCCTCTGGAGTTACCTCTTCAAACTATGGCATCTCTTTAGTACCAGGGGCTTCTGTTTCAATTGACCTCCTCGGAGGAAATGAAAATGTGTGGGCAATCTCAAGCGGCTCTTCTAACGTAGCGGTATTGTTGGTGACAACAGCATGAGCGTAAAAAAGTCATTATCTCCCGCAGCCATTCTTTACTACGGTAACTTTGCTATAAGCACAAGCCAAGCTAGTGGCGGAGCCACCTCAGATAATTTAATTACTTGGGACACAACAAACTTAACTAAAGGAATGGCTCTTGGTTCAGATACTAGCAAGATTGTTTTTGCTGTACCTGGCACCTACAACCTTAACTTTTTAGGTCAGTTTAACTTTACTGGTGGAACAAGTGACTACCACATTACTTGTTGGTTTTCTAAAAACGGTGTTCAGGTTCCGTCTTCTGCTTTTACCTTTACTACAGCTAGTGCTCAGAATTCACAAGTATTAGCAAATATTGAAGCCCCTATTTCAATTGTTGCTGGGGACTATATCCAATTTCACTGGTGGTCTGGTGCATCGGGGATGTCACTAATTGCTACAGCGGCTGGTACTAACCCAACTCGCCCAGCATCTCCATCAGCTAACCTAACCATCTATAACGTCGGATAATGCCGTTTAAGTCTCAATCTCAGCGTAAGTGGATGTATGCTAACGATCCCAAGATGGCAGAAAAGTGGGAGGAACATACTCCCAAAGGTAAGAAACTACCCAAGAAGGTGAAGAAGAAAAATGGCAGCAAAAAAGGCAAGTAAGAAACACCCAGGCTTTGACAAAGCCTCATCTAAGATTGCTAAGAAGGAAGGTGTCTCTCAGGAGGCGGCTGACCGTATCCTAGCGGCATCTTCCCGTGGAGCTTCTAAGAAAGCTCATAAGAAGAACCCTAAGCTTAATAAGGTTAAAGGCTAATGGCTAAGGTAAAGATTGACGGTAAGACCCACAAGTTCGTTAAGAATAAAAAGGGTGATGTTATCGTAAGCCATCCAGATGGCGGAGGTCCTACTATGGATCTTACCAAAAAAGATGCTAAGATTAAGACAGTAAAAGATGGAATTGCTGCTGGACGGCAGTGGCATAAAACTCACAAGAAGGGTAAATAAATATGTGCAAAGCATGTGGATGTGGCTGCTCAAAGCCAAACTGCAAAGGCGCCTGCAAGAAAAAGGGCACCAAAAGCACCAAGAAGGGTAAGTAAGGTTAAATGGCAAATGCCGTAACACCATCTATGATCAAAGCCCCCTCTGCAACCGGAGGTGGCGTTGTCAACATAGGTGGTAAGACCATGTCTGTGCCTACTCTTGGTATTGAGCCAATCACACCAGGTAGCAACAGAACATCCAGTTACGGCATCATGCCTTCCCAAAATTCAATGTCCCAAGCTAATTGGAACTTAGCCAATAACTCAGTTTCAGCTATGCGTACTAGTGGACGTTCCCCAGCTTTCATGCAGTCCCATCTGGGACAAGAAATGCAGATGCAAAGTCCTAACTGGGGAATGACTCCTAAGCAAGGTGAGATGGCTAGGGAGATGTCAGAGAGTGGTCGTAACGCCACCTTTATGCAGGCACATCTTGGAATAGGACCTAATCAGGCCCTACCAGCAGGTACTTCTATGGGAACTTCCCACGCATCTACCCCAATGCCAAGACCTACAGTAATGGCTCCGACCTCTACACCAAAAATGTCTTTACAGTTTCAGCAGCCCACAATGGCTACTCAGACTGCTACAATGTCCTCACCGGCAACCAATGTATTTGGAAAGGTAAGTAAATGACAACACCAGAATGCAAGTGCGATAACTGCACCTGCGGAAAGAAGGGCTAAATGGCTCACAAGGATAGCAAGTTTGAAAAGGGCATGACAGCAGCCCAAAAGAAAAAGTTTGAAGCTCAGGATGAAAAGAATGATGCCAAACTAGCTAAGAAGGTCAAGAAGACCGTAAAGAAAAAGGCAAAGAAGTAATAGTTAAGCCCCCCCTGAGGGGGCTTTTCCTTTATGATTACCTTGACGCCAGAGAAATCTGGAACCCTGCTGCTTTACCCCCTGCGCCTTCCTATGGAGGATATGATGATTTACCTTGCCAAGAAACTGGCAGCTCAGGAAACTGATGCTGACCGTGTTGAGTTCATTCGTGGAGCAGCAAACCTTACTGCAAAAACTGGGGAGAAAAAAGTAGTCCTCGGTGCAATAACAGGTCTTCTGCTAGCGAAAGTTCTCAAGAAAAATGGCTAGTCTTACATCAGTATTCAACCATGCATTGAAGCGTGCTGAGCGAGCAGCTACTGCCGGATATACAACCAAGCTTCGTGAACATACCAAAGCTTACGGGTGGCCCGATCATCTAGTCTCAAGCCTCTCTATGTATCATGATGGAGAGAACCACACCAGCACATATCCAAAGCATCTTGAGGAACAGATCCTTACTCTTGAGTACGGCACTCAGAGTGTTCCACCATCTCCTGCTCTCAGGACATTTATGATTGGAGGAGTGTAATGCCTTTTATCCTTAATGAGGAAGCTGCCCTTAAGTCTTTGCTAACTGGCATGACTGTATCTGATGGAGGAAATTCTGCCCGTCCGGTAAACGTATTCTATGGCCAACCTGAAAAGGAAATCCGGCAACAGTCCTACCCATACATCACTATTGACTTGGTGGGTATATCTGAGGAAGTAGACCGAGCCCATCGTGGAACTGTGACCATTCCAGACCAGACTTTCTACACCCCAGAGGGTGTAACCTCCACCCCTGTACAAACTGACTTTCCTATCCCAGTACAACTGTTTTACCAGATATCTACCTGGTCTCGTCAGCCACGTCATGACAGGGCAATCATAGCCCAGCTGTTTTCTTATGGTAGACTTCCGTTTAGATTTGGGCAGCTCTCTATACCCGAGGACGGTACCAACCGTCGTTTGGATATGTTGAGCTTTTCAAAAAGAGACACTACAGAAAATGAAAAGCGTCTCTTTAATAATGTATATAACATCCGGATAAGTGCAGAACTCTTCCAGGATGTAATTAACCAGCTATACCAAGTAACACAAAAGCCTATAATCACGACTACATACCAAACGGTATCCTTTACCGAATAATCCGGAACATAATAACTAAATGTCAACCAAACAACCTAACCCTAAGGAGTAACCGGAATGGCAACATACAGCCGCCCCGGAGTCTACATCCAAGAAGTAGCTCTACCTCAGGCAATTACCCCTGCAGATACGTCAACAGCTGTTGCCGCCTTTGCTGGTGCTCTTGCACAAGGTACTATTGCAGCCCCAGTGTACGTAAGTACCTGGAGTGACTTTAAGAATACTTTCGGTGGATTGAATGACTCTTATCCAACCACATGGGCCGCATACAATTATTTTGCAAATAATGGCCGTGGTCTTTATGTAAAGCGTGTCGTAGGCTCAGGTTCTTCTGCTGCTTCTACAGTTCTTACCGATGGCGTATCTGGTACAAACACCGCCACCATAACTGCAGCAAGCTACTCAGGCGGAACCATTACATATACAGCTAACAACACATTTTCAGCAGGTCAAAGCGTAACAGTCACTGGTCTTAGCACCAGCGCCTTTAACGTAACCAATGCAACTATCGTATCTGCAACCTCTACTCAGTTTACTCTGACAGGTAGCTCTGGCTCCTCAGTAAGTGGTGCAAGCGGTACAGCAACAGTTACCTACACAGCTTCAAACGTATTTACCCTAACCATCTCTAACCCAGGGTCTTGGGGAAATAACTATTCGGTTCAGATTGCTACAGGCGGAGTAAACACTCGCTTTAACATGAACCTCTTTGCTACCACCACGGTAAATGGAATTACTTCTAATACCTTGGTAGAATCTTATACAGACTTGAGCATGTCTTCTACAGATGCTAACTATGTAGGTGCCGTAATTCCTGCACAGTCTAATATCTTGACAATCTCTAACATCAACACAGCAAAGTTTCCAGCAACAACTTCTTCAAACGTAAGCTTCTCTGGTGGTCTTGACGGTGCAGCACCTGCACGTACAGACTACTCAACAGCATGGTCTACATTTGATTCTATTGGAAGCAGCCTGGTACTTTACGCATCAGATGCCTCGTACCAGTCTACTTCTACAGTTGCTACTCAGTATCATGGCGACGCTATTATTTATGCAGCGTCTCGTACAGACTGCTTTGTAGTTGTCGATACTTTGTCAGGTCTTTCAGCCACCTCTGCACAGACTCAGGTCTCTGCCATTGCCGCTGCAGCTGCCGCATCTACTACAGGAAACATTGCAGCAGCTTACTACCCATGGGTTAACATTCCAGACCCAACAAAGATCCCAGGCGCAACTCGTTTGCAGGCTCCGGGTGCTGCGGTAGTAGGACAGTACATTGCTACAGATGCAACTCGTGGTCCAGCTAAGACACCTGCCGGTCTTCAGAACCGCATTGCCTTGGCAGTATCAACAGAACACTCGTTCACAAATGCTGAACTTGATTCTTTGAATACCTCCACAGATCCAGTCAATACTATTCGCCAGGTTCCTGGTGCCGGTATTGTCATCATGGGTGGCCGTACTTTGGATAACACTCCAAATAACCGCTACATCAACATTCGTCGTTCCTTGATTTACATCGAGAAGACTTTGACAGAGCTAACTTCGTTTGCTCTATTTGAGAACAATGATTATCGTCTATGGACAAGAATCAATACTGCTCTCAATAGCTTCCTCTTTGCATACTGGAATAATGGAAACTTGCGTGGAAATACTTCTGCTCAAGCTTACTACGTAATTTGTAACGATTCAAACAACTCATTTACTGACATCCAAAATGGAAAAGTCAATATTACAGTTGGCGTTGCACTAGAATATCCGGCTGAGTTTGTTGTCATTCAAATTGGACAACTTACTGGAAACGCTACGGCATAAGGAGAAGATAAAAAATGGCAATAACTAACCAAAATCAACTAAGTAACTTGATGACGGATCCGGTCCGTAATTTTAAGTTCCTTGTGCAATTTAGCCCAATCTCCCCAGATGGTAAAACCCAAGATGCTTACTGGAATAAGAGTGCATCTCAGAGTACGGCAAACTCATTTGGTACGATGGGGTTTGTTTCCCTTACCGGCCTAAGCGTATCGACAGAGTCGATTGCTTACCGTGAAGGCGGATACAACACCAACGTTCACCAGATTCCAGGACAAAGCTCATTTACACCAATCACCCTTACTAAAGGTGTTATGTTGGGACAAATGGGTAACGCTGACTGGATGCGCCGTTTGTTTACCGTACTAACCCCACAGTCGGGGCCTTCAGTCGGTGAGCAATTCCGTTGCAACCTAGATATCCAGGTTCTTACTCATCCAAATCCTGGCTTCACTGCAGGAAGCGATTCTACTTCTATGGGTGATGGTGCAACAAGTTCACCACACACCTCACTTCGTTTCAAGGTCTATAACGCATGGATTACATCCTTGACCTATAGCAACCTTGATGCAGGTGCTAACACCCTCATGGTAGAGGACATTACTTTGGTACATGAAGGATTCGATGTATCATACGCAACTGATTACACAAAGAGTGGAACAGCCCCAGGTCTTGGCGGCTATAACGCATAATCTATTAAAATAAAAAGGTACACAATATGACTACAAAAACAGTAAACGCAGCACTAGATCCATCAGTAGCTAACAAGCTAGCTACAGAAGCAATGTCTGATCAGGAGGCAACAGTTAAGGCTTTTAAGCCTGACGTTAAGTTGCCTCCTGCTACAGATGTAGAATTGCCTGGTGGCTTAATGGATCCCTTTAGCGGACTCATTAAGACAGCAGAAGTAAGGGAGCTCAATGGAGCTGATGAAGAGGCCATCTCTAAGATGGCTGATCCAGGCCGAGCTCTCCTTACAATTCTAGAACGAGGCACAGTAAAGATTGGCTCTGAGAAGGTAACTGAACCACTATTAGATTCACTCTACGCTGGTGATAGGGAAGCAATCCTATTAGCTATTAGAAAAGCTACCTTTGGTTC